GCCTCCGATTGTTAAAAGCATTTTGAAAACTTTTAACTATGCATACACGGGAAAGAAAGCACTTCCCCGGCTTACTACATACCCACGATCTCGCTTGAGAGCTTCAAAAGGCTCTGGGAAGTCGGACGTTGAAAGAAGTTGGAAGAATGTGGGCATACCAACCAAGTTGGGACGCCTATCATTCGAACGTAGTGTAAACCAGTATTCAATCTCTTGAATAAAGGTTCCATCTAGCGGTGGTGATGATATCAATCTCTGATATTTCACAAGGCCATGTTTGTCGATCTTCATCGATGCGCATGGAATCGAGAATAGGCGATTAAGCCTACACCAATCACCGAACATCTTACAACCCGAATCCTCGGGATCGGAGTCAGGAACAACTAGAAGTTCCGTGTTGTACTGACTTATCAGATTAGCCATATATTGAAGCGTGTTGGAGTATACGTAGTTGCGTTCCCCGAGGCTCGAAATGAGCCTCTTTGAGAGAACGTTCCAAGTCGTATATAACCAAGCACGTAAAACAGATGGTCTTTCTGACCGGGGGCCTTGTAGTGATACAGGCCTGACGTTCACGCCAGTGAAAAAATCACCGCCGCATGATTCTCTAAACTTCGATTCGGCTGTAATGAAGGTTTTACTTTCATTAACAATGAATCCTAACTCCTTACATATTTCTATGAAGAGGTTACAATCCTCTGTTTGCAATATGCAGTCGTCCCCAAAAACCGAAACGCTCTTGTAAGCTTCGTAACTCACGAAGCGGGAGCGATTAGGGTTGAGGCGTTCGTCTGCACAAGCAGCAGCAATCGAAAAGAAGGCAAGAGTCTCTAGAGGAAAGGTAGTAGCATTACCCATCGTTGCGAACAACGAAAGGCTCTGCTCCTCTCCATCCACTTCCACTGTTTTACAGCGGAAGTCATCGGCAACTTTAAACCAAATAGGAGGCAACAAAAAGTTTAATAACTTTGTCGACACACAATCGGACGCACTAGAAAAGTCGATAGTACCCTTCTCACGAGTGAGAGAGGCACGATAGGCTAAATCTTGGTGCAAAGGTTGCAGATTAATGAGATCAATACCAAACTCGAGTAGACGGATCCGCAGTAGTAATCCGAGACCTTGCTGAAAAAACATATTCAGTGTGGGCTCGATCGCTATTGTGCGGTCTATCTCTTCTGTTTTGGGAACTGTAGTAAGTTTGGAACTTGATACCAAACGCGTATGGGGCGTCCATCCTAGTCTTAAATTAAGATCAGGGTTGG